CGGATCAAACCGGACGTTATGGTTTAGCGTGGAAAAATTTGAGTCGTGTTCTGGATGCTTTCGGTAAACAATAATGAGTTGTCAAAGGTATAGTAATATCTTTTGTGTTCGTGGATATTTGTAACCCATCGGAAAACTCCAGCTTTAGCCAGATTTACCCTGTATTCATGAAATGTGATTTCTCTTGATTTCAACTTATGAAGGTAAGTTTCTATAAGTCGCGTGTCTCTGCAAAAGCTAACATGAATAACATCATGGAAACCTTTTATTAACACCGTGTTATCGCTCTCAAATACAATGTGAATATTACCTGTGGCTAAATAGTAAATGTAATGTGAGACATTGTGGCGTTTTAGTTCAGAGTAAAACCGGTCACAGTTTAAATCTTTCCGCACTTGATCAAATATTTCTTTAAAAATGGCAACCTGAGCCATCAGTATCCCCTTGTATATGATATGAGGGGCGTAGTCTGCATGAGTGCTTTTAATACTGCAATCTGGTCAGATGTCTTTATCGTATATTGATGATTATTGTCGGATAGTATGAGGATTTCTCAACTCATGGAAATACCGGAAGGTGCGAAAATTACTAAGTAAGAAGAGTTACAGAAGCCCTTCATACAGTGAAGGGCTTCTGTAATCTTAGAAATAAAAAACCGGTCATAGGGAGCTACACAGAACCGGTCGGCGAAGACCGCCAATACCACCCATGCATCGATGCAACATACTAATGACAATAGCTGCTATTGATGTAAATGCAATGTTATGCATCGACGAAAATAAAAAACCGGCAGGGGAAATCCATTGAAGACTTGCCGGTGGCAAAAGTTGCCAATGCTTTTATAACCGTAGTCACAGAGTTACGAAGTGCAACACCGAATGCTGCTGGTATATGGATGAATGGCGTTTCAATGATGTGCATCATTCAAATCACAAATAGTATTGATACTTATTCTCGGTTTTGCGGGTCCTTTCCGGTGATCCGGCAGGCTACGGGGCGGCGACCTCGCGGGTTTTCGCTATTTACGAGTTTTTTTGAGGTGATGGTTGTTGTTTTATCGTTTGATATATCTACTTGATAAGTAATAAGAAAGAAAAATAAACACAACAACCTGATGATCTTTCTTATACGAAAAAGCATGTAAAATCAGAGGGTTTTACAAAAAACGTGGTTGTTGTATTGCTTTTTTGCCGGTGGTTTATGGAGGGGCTGTGGCCTTTTTATTGAATAAAAGCGACATGGCCTCCTCCATCGGTATCTCAGTACAGGCATTTGATAAATGGGGTGTTCCTCCTGTTGAGCGCCGGGGGAGAGAGGTTTTCTATGACGTTAAAACTGTACTGGAGATAGATCGCGAGCGACGTCAACAAAACCAGAAATCTTCAGGTGGTGAAAATGATCTTGAGGAAAGGCTACTTCAGGCCAGGGTTAACCTGACGGAAGAACAGGCTATTGCTCAGCGGTTAAAAAACCAGGTTGCAGAGCATAAGGTGATTGATACAGCTTTCTCTATTTTTGCCCTGTCTCGGTTATCCGGAGAACTGGCATCTGTTTTGGACAGTATTCCGCTTTCGATGCAAAGAAAATTCCCTGAATTGACAGGCAGACAATTGGCTTATCTAAAAGAGCTGGTTGCGAAGGGGGCTAATAAATGCGTTGAGTCCGCTGAAAAAATGAAGGAATTTGCGGATGAGTATTACAGAAATACAGATGAATAATTTCGTATTGGCAGTGAAGGCGGGTCTCTCAGTCCTGAAAAGACCATTGCCAATGACCCCCGTTGAATGGGCGGATGCCAATTACTATCTCCCAAAAGAATCCGCATACCAGGAAGGGCGCTGGGAAACACTGCCCTTTCAGCGGGCCATCATGAATGCGATGGGCAGCGACTACATCCGTGAGGTGAATGTGGTGAAGTCTGCCCGTGTCGGTTATTCCAAAATGCTGCTGGGTGTTTATGCCTACTTCATAGAGCATAAGCAGCGCAACACCCTTATCTGGTTGCCGACGGATGGTGATGCCGAGAACTTTATGAAAACCCACGTTGAGCCGACTATTCGTGATATTCCGTTGCTGCTGGCGCTGGCTCCGTGGTATGGCAAAAAGCACCGGGATAACACGCTCACCATGAAGCGTTTTTCCAATGGTCGTGGCTTCTGGTGCCTGGGCGGTAAAGCGGCAAAAAACTACCGTGAAAAGTCGGTGGATGTGGCGGGTTATGATGAACTTGCTGCCTTTGATGAGGATATTGAACAGGAAGGCTCTCCGACGTTCCTTGGCGACAAACGTATTGAAGGCTCGGTCTGGCCAAAGTCCATCCGTGGCTCCACCCCCAAAGTGAGAGGCACCTGCCAGATTGAGCGTGCAGCCAGTGAATCCCCGCATTTTATGCGTTTTCATGTTGCCTGTCCGCACTGCGGGGAGGAGCAGTACCTTAAATTTGGCGATAAAGAGACGTCGTTTGGCCTCAAATGGACGCCGGATGATCCCTCCAGCGTGTTTTATCTCTGCGAACATAATGCCTGCGTCATCCGCCAGCAGGAACTGGACTTCACTGATGCCCGTTATATCTGCGAAAAGACCGGGATCTGGACCCGTGATGGCATTCTCTGGTTTTCGTCATCCGGTGAAGAGATTGAGCCGCCGGACAGCGTGACCTTTCACATCTGGACGGCGTACAGCCCGTTCACCACCTGGGTGCAGATTGTCAAAGACTGGATGAAAACGAAAGGGGATACGGGAAAACGTAAAACCTTCGTAAACACCACGCTCGGTGAGACGTGGGAGGCGAAAATTGGCGAACGTCCGGATGCTGAAGTGATGGCAGAGCGGAAAGAGCATTATTCAGCGCCCGTTCCTGACCGTGTGGCTTACCTGACCGCCGGTATCGACTCCCAGCTGGATCGCTACGAAATGCGCGTATGGGGATGGGGGCCGGGTGAGGAAAGCTGGCTGATTGACCGGCAGATTATTATGGGCCGCCACGACGATGAACAGACGCTGCTGCGTGTGGATGAGGCCATCAATAAAACCTATACCCGCCGGAATGGTGCAGAAATGTCGGTATCCCGTATCTGCTGGGATACTGGCGGGATTGATCCGACCATTGTGTATGAACGCTCGAAAAAACATGGGCTGTTCCGGGTGATCCCCATTAAAGGGGCATCCGTCTACGGTAAGCCTGTGGCCAGCATGCCACGTAAGCGAAACAAAAACGGGGTTTACCTTACCGAAATCGGTACGGATACCGCGAAAGAGCAGATTTATAACCGCTTCACACTGACGCCGGAAGGGGATGAACCGCTTCCCGGTGCCGTTCACTTCCCGAATAACCCGGATATTTTTGATCTGACCGAAGCGCAGCAGCTGACTGCTGAAGAGCAGGTCGAAAAATGGGTGGATGGCAGGAAAAAAATACTGTGGGACAGCAAAAAGCGACGCAATGAGGCACTCGACTGCTTCGTTTATGCGCTGGCGGCGCTGCGCATCAGTATTTCCCGCTGGCAGCTGGATCTCAGTGCGCTGCTGGCGAGCCTGCAGGAAGAGGATGGTGCAGCAACCAACAAGAAAACACTGGCAGATTACGCCCGTGCCTTATCCGGAGAGGATGAATGACGCGACAGGAAGAACTTGCCGCTGCCCGTGCGGCACTGCATGACCTGATGACAGGTAAACGGGTGGCAACAGTACAGAAAGACGGACGGCGAGTGGAGTTTACGGCCACTTCCGTGTCTGACCTGAAAAAATATATTGCAGAGCTGGAAGTGCAGACCGGCATGACACAGCGACGCAGGGGACCTGCAGGATTTTATGTATGAAAACGCCCACCATTCCCACCCTTCTGGGGCCGGACGGCATGACATCGCTGCGTGAATATGCCGGTTATCATGGCGGTGGCAGCGGATTTGGTGGGCAGTTGCGGGCGTGGAATCCACCGAGTGAAAGTGTGGATGCAGCCCTGCTGCCCAACTTTACCCGTGGCAATGCCCGCGCAGACGATCTGGTACGCAATAACGGCTATGCCGCCAACGCCATCCAGCTGCATCAGGATCATATCGTCGGGTCTTTTTTCCGGCTCAGTCATCGCCCAAGCTGGCGCTATCTGGGCATCGGGGAGGAAGAAGCCCGTGCCTTTTCCCGCGAGGTTGAAGCGGCATGGAAAGAGTTTGCCGAGGATGACTGCTGCTGCATTGACGTTGAGCGAAAACGCACGTTTACCATGATGATTCGGGAAGGTGTGGCCATGCACGCCTTTAACGGTGAACTGTTCGTTCAGGCCACCTGGGATACCAGTCCGTCGCGGCTTTTCCGGACACAGTTCCGGATGGTCAGCCCGAAGCGCATCAGCAACCCGAACAATACCGGCGACAGCCGGAACTGCCGTGCCGGTGTGCAGATTAATGACAGCGGTGCGGCGCTGGGATATTACGTCAGCGAGGACGGGTATCCTGGCTGGATGCCGCAGAAATGGACATGGATACCCCGTGAGTTACCCGGCGGGCGCGCCTCGTTCATTCACGTTTTTGAACCCGTGGAGGACGGGCAGACCCGCGGTGCAAATGTGTTTTACAGCGTGATGGAGCAGATGAAGATGCTCGACACGCTGCAGAACACGCAGCTGCAGAGCGCCATTGTGAAGGCGATGTATGCCGCCACCATTGAGAGTGAGCTGGATACGCAGTCAGCGATGGATTTTATTCTGGGCGCGAACAGTCAGGAGCAGCGGGAAAGGCTGACTGGCTGGATTGGTGAAATTGCCGCGTATTACGCCGCAGCACCGGTCCGGCTGGGAGGCGCAAAAGTGCCGCACCTGATGCCGGGGGACTCACTGAACCTGCAGACGGCTCAGGACACGGATAACGGCTACTCCGTGTTTGAGCAGTCACTGTTGCGGTATATTGCTGCCGGGCTGGGTGTCTCGTATGAGCAGCTTTCCCGGAATTACGCCCAGATGAGCTACTCCACGGCACGGGCCAGTGCGAACGAGTCGTGGGCGTACTTTATGGGGCGGCGAAAATTCGTCGCATCCCGTCAGGCGAGCCAGATGTTTCTGTGCTGGCTGGAAGAGGCCATCGTTCGCCGCGTGGTGACGTTACCTTCAAAAGCGCGCTTCAGTTTTCAGGAAGCCCGCAGTGCCTGGGGGAACTGCGACTGGATAGGCTCCGGTCGTATGGCCATCGATGGTCTGAAAGAAGTTCAGGAAGCGGTGATGCTGATAGAAGCCGGACTGAGCACCTACGAGAAAGAGTGCGCGAAACGCGGTGACGACTATCAGGAAATTTTTGCCCAGCAGGTCCGTGAAACGATGGAGCGCCGCGCAGCCGGTCTTAAACCGCCCGCCTGGGCGGCTGCGGCATTTGAATCCGGACTGCGACAATCAACAGAGGAGGAGAAGAGTGACAGCAGAGCTGCGTAATCTCCCGCATATTGCCAGTATGGCCTTTAATGAGCCGCTGATGCTTGAACCCGCCTATGCGCGGGTTTTCTTTTGTGCGCTTGCAGGCCAGCTTGGGATCAGCCGCCTGACGGATGCGGTGTCCGGCGACAGCCTGACTGCCGGAGAGGCACCCGCGGCGCTGGCGTTATCCGTTGATGATGACGGACCACGACAGGCCCGCAGTTATCAGGTCATGAACGGCATCGCCGTGCTGCCGGTGTCCGGCACGCTGGTCAGCCGGACGCGGGCGCTGCAGCCGTATTCGGGGATGACCGGTTACAACGGCATTATCGCCCGTCTGCAACAGGCTGCCAGCGATCCGATGGTGGACGGCATTCTGCTGGATATGGACACACCGGGCGGGATGGTGGCGGGAGCATTTGACTGTGCTGACATCATCGCCCGTGTGCGAGACATAAAACCGGTATGGGCGCTGGCCAACGACATGAACTGCAGTGCAGGTCAGCTGCTTGCCAGCGCCGCCTCCCGGCGTCTGGTCACGCAGACCGCCCGGACAGGCTCCATCGGCGTCATGATGGCTCACAGTAATTACGGTGCTGCGCTGGAGAAACAGGGCGTGGAAATCACGCTGATTTACAGCGGCAGCCATAAGGTGGATGGCAACCCCTACAGCCATCTACCGGATGATGTCCGGGAAACACTGCAGTCCCGGATGGATGCAACCCGCCGGATGTTTGCACAGAAGGTGTCGGCATATACCGGCCTGTCCGTGCAGGCTGTGCTGGATACCGAGGCTGCAGTGTACAGCGGTCAGGAGGCCATTGATGCCGGACTGGCTGATGAACTTGTGAACAGTACCGATGCGATCACCGTCATGCGTGATGCACTGGATGCACGTAAATCCCGTCTCTCAGGAGGGCGAATGACCAAAGAGACTCAATCAACAACTGTTTCAGCCACTGCTTCGCAGGCTGACGTTACTGGCGTGGTGCAAGCGACGGAGGGCGAGAACGCCAGCGCTGCGCAGCCGGACGTGAACGCGCAGATCACCGCAGCGGTTGCGGCAGAAAACAGTCGCATTATGGGGATCCTCAACTGTGAGGAGGCTCACGGACGCGAAGAACAGGCATGCGTGCTGGCCGAAACCCCCGGTATGACCGTGGAAACGGCCCGCCGTATTCTGGCCGCAGCACCACAGAGTGCACAGGCGCGCAGTGACACTGCGCTGGATCGTCTGATGCAGGGGGCACCGGCACCGCTGGCTGCAGGTAACCCGGCATCTGATGCCGTTAACGATTTGCTGAACACACCAGTGTAAGGGATGTTTATGACGAGCAAAGAAACCTTTACCCATTACCAGCCGCTGGGCAACAGTGACCCGGCTCATACCGCAACCGCGCCCGGCGGGTTGAGTGCGAAAGCGCCTGCAATGACCCCGCTGATGCTGGACACCTCCACCCGTAAGCTGGTTGCGTGGGATGGCACCACCGACGGTGCTGCCGTTGGCATTCTTGCAGTTGCTGCTGACCAGACCAGCACCACACTGACGTTCTACAAGTCCGGCACGTTCCGTTATGAGGATGTGCTCTGGCCGGAGGCTGGTAACCGGCTCATTTAAACCGTCTGGTCTGTTTCCTCCGGCTCTACAAAAATAATGTCCATCATTTTTAATGGACACTATCGTATGAAACACCGGACCTGGATCACTGAAGCTTTACGTCTTCACTTTGAAGAACATTTACCCCGGGTTGTGGCCGGGCGTCGCCTGGGTGTACCAAAATCAACAGTTTGTAGTATGTTCGTGCGCTTTCGG